CACATCCTCTTCCCGATGGAGAACAGGCTGTTGAACTCCGTGATGGTCAAGTGGAGGGCGCTCTTCTTCCAGTTCATGTGGATGTTCGACAACCTGTAGCATGAGTCGAGGAAGTAGATGTAGTAGTGCATGGACTTGTCCATCTTCTCGTACTTGTTGTACTTGAAGTGCATCATCTTGGTCTTGTCGTCGGAGCTGATCAAGGTCGTGCTGGTCACCTCGCAGTGGAACTGGGACTTCATCATGTCCTGCACGATCTCGTCCACGAAGTCGTCCATGACGCAGTGGTAGAAGCTGCTCAAGAAGTGGAACATCCCCTGCCCCATCCCCGAGAAGATCACGGTGTACAGCCCCTGGTTCTTTCTCGCCATCTCCCTGAACGCCTGGACGTCCGGGTCCCTCTCCATCTGGGCGTTGGATTTGCCCCTCCACTTAGACACGAGCTTCTCGGGCAACAGCATCTTCTTGGCCGAGAAGCTGCAGATCACCGTCAACAGGAAGTCCTTGATCCTGCTGTCCACGTTCCAGTTGTAGACGAAGTGGCAGAAGTTCTCCATCACGAACCCGGGGGACCACCTGGCCGCGTCGGCGTTCAGGGAGCAGTACAAGCTCGGGATCCCCATGCTCTTGTTGTGCCCCAAGAGGCTCTTGTACTCGGACATCTTCTCCGACTGGATCTCCGCCTTCCTGTGGTCCTTCGTGAGCATCTCCTTCTCGTGCAGCTCGCAGAGGTTCTTGGACATGACCTCCAGCAACTTGACCGCGTACCTTAACTGCACGCTCTGTATCAAGATCTCCCTCGGGCCCCCGATCTGCGCCTTCGGGAAGATGGTGAAGATGGCGTCGATGGTGTCCATCTTGCTGACCATCCCGGAGAGCAGGTGGGTCTCCAGCTTCTCCACCTCCTCGAACAGCGAGTTGAAGCTCTTGGTCTTCACCAGCGTCCTGTTGTACTTGAGGGCCTCCGACCTGAGGGGGCCCTCCGTCAAGCTGCTCGTCATCATCATCGCGGAGTTCACCACGGTCTGCAAGGAGAGCACCATCGCGTTGGTGATCTTCAACTGGTTGTCCTTCTTCTTCAGGAACTCGTACAGGTTGTCGATCTTCCCCTTCGACTCCGGCATCTCCCTCACCTTCATGTAGTGGATCTCGGCCTCCGTCATCTTCTTCACGATCGACTTCAATCTGTGGTCCATGAACCCCGCC